CCATTCCCACCGGTCGACTGGCGCCTCCTCGGGCTCCATACCCATGATATCAGCATTCGAGCGAGCTTGGTCCTGGCGCTCGATTTTCGGAAATTCATATCCGCAGCTAGGGCACACCCGGATGCTGGCGTGTACTATTTCCCTGCATTCTGGGCATGCCTTCGCTGGCGCCTCGCCCTCACCGTCGCCAGCCTTAGCCGGTGGTTGAACGTGCGTGATAGGCCCATGACGCATGATGTTACCGGCAAAATCAAGGACTAAACAATGGTCCGTGTGACTTTTTATTCGCATCCCCCTTCCCGCCATCTGTACATATAGCCCCGGTGATTGTGTCGGTCGCAGCATCGCGATCAGGTCGATATCGGGATAATCGAATCCAGTAGTTAGGACATTAGCATTTGTCAACGCCCGGAGCTTGCCGGCCTTAAATTCGGCTAATAGTCGTTCTCGCTCGGCCTTCGGCGTGTCCCCGGTGACACAAGCTGCCGGGATGTCCTTAGACCGTAGTTCATCGGCGACGTCCTGGGCGTGATGTACACCGGCGCAAAAAAACAACCAGGCTCTTCGATCGCCAGCCAGCCTAATGACCTCATCGACGGTGGCGGTGTTGTTTTTCGCAGTGTTAACGGCTCGTTCCAGCTCGTCCTTAGCATAGTCACCGGCGCGTATGGTGACGCCGGCGGTGTCTAGGTGGGCATCGGTTAGCTTGCTTTTTAGCGGCGCTAGATAGCCTCTAGTAATCAGCTCGATGATGTCGACGGGCTCCAGGATTGCGTCAAATAACGCCGGTGCGTCGGTGATTAGGCCGTGACCTAGCCTATACGGTGTAGCTGTTAATCCGATGACCCGCAGAGCGGGATTGATCTTGGACAAGTCGTTGATTAACTTACGATAACGCCCTTGATTTTTATGGTTTACTAAATGCGCCTCGTCAATTAACACGATATCGATATGCCCCAATTCGGCTGCGCGCCTGTCAACGGACTGGATCCCGGCGAAGGTAATAGGCCAGCCAAGTTCACGTTTACCCATACCGGCCGAATAGATCCCCAGGGGCGCATGATGCCAGTGTTGACGCATTTTCTCTGCGTTCTGTTCGATCAGTTCTTTAACGTGCGTTAACATTAAGATCCGTTGGTGGGGCCAGCGTGTGAGCACATCTTGACAGAACGCCGCTATGACGTGGGACTTCCCCGATCCCGTCGGCATGACGATACAGGGGTTGCCGTCGTTGCCGTCCAGAAAATATTGGTACACCTCATCTATGGCGCGCTGCTGATAGTCGCGGAGTGTCACGTCTGCTACCCTCCCCCCCGAGCCGCGCAGGCTACCGGATCCGTCAACAGCTCCCTGCTAGTGAACACCCTTTCCCCATTTATTTCGCCGGGTTTGCCGTTTAGCACGACCTCGCCAGTCGGCAGCCTATAGCGCGCGATGTGCTCGCTAGGGCCATCTAGTAGCTCCCAGCCGGCGAACGCCATAATATCGGGATGTAGCACATGCCCCGGATCGTATCCATATTGGGCATCGACAGGGATGGCTTTTTGCCAGCGCTCGGAGTACCAGGTCCCGTCGTCGCGCGGCGTGCTAGTGGCATCAGTGCGGTAGTTGATCTTGATCCTAGCTAGCAATGGATCTGTTGATTCCCGCTGCGGTATCAACCGGTCCCAGTGTTCGCTCGTTGCGGACTCGGGAAAATAAACAGCGTAATAATCGCTGTATTTGACCCGCCAGTCTGACGGATTGTTGATCGCCCGGTCCGGGATCCGGTCAGCCAGGGCGATGCGCTGCCCCCGCTCGATATAGTACCGTGCCACGGCGGCATCGTACTTAACTCGCTCTGTATATATCTCGTCGTTGTCTTTACACACCGCGATAAATAAGCAGCGGTCAATCCCGGTTCCGCTCATGTAGCATTGCACCTGCACCCAATATTCAAAATTGCTTTTTTCAAGACCTTCTTTGTTTAGCGTAGCAAACCGACTTTTACTAATTGTTTTAATTTCAAGTAGATGCGGCTTTTTGGGCGCCTCTGGAACACCGGACATGATAATGCCGTCGCAGGACCCTTCGACGTGGGCGCCAAAATTTAGCTTACGCTGGCTCCAACCGGTTTCGCGCACGTCCATGCCGGCGGCTATCAGATCAGCTACGACGGTTTCCTCTTCGCGTTGCCCCCGGCGAAATAGCCGCAAGATCCGACCCGAAAAAAACGGTTGAAAAGCCCACCGGAAAGCAAGCCAGATCTCCGCCTCGTCGGCCTTACCTAGCTGGCTGACCCCCATATGCGGCCGGGGCTTTGACGTCGCATTTTTGGCCTCGTGGGCTTTGTCAATAGCGTTAATCGTCGTATGTATAGGTTCTGGTATCTTTGCCATTTTACCCCTCCTGGTAGCCGCTTACGGCAGCGAGCCGTTCCGAACTATTTTTCCCAGGGCGCCTTCCCGGGCGCGGGCGCGGCCGGTGCTGACGGCGCCTTTGGCGGGGCAAACGCCGGGGCGGGCGCTACGCTGCCCGTGATAGCCTTGTATCCCGATACCGTATTTTCGTTGCCGTTGGCATCCCCGTACTCGGGGTTTTTGCTTTTAATTACCTTGACCTGCACTAGCATCTGGCGATTGATTAGTTGGTCGGTGTCGGTCAATTGCGTCAGCCCCAGGGCCGTCATGATGCTGCGTAGTTCCTTACGCCCGATGCGTTCGGCGTCGGCGTTGCGATTTTGGATATTGATATGTCGAAATAAGACTCTGCCTTGATACGTCGGGCCTAGGACATCTAAGCGTAGCTTAATCAACTGCCCATCGCCCGCCCGGGTGGGTTGAATGTCGGCTTGGGTGATGCGGACATGGTAGTCGCCCGCAGGGAGTGACATAAAATCCCCGGAGGACTCGTCATCGGGTAAATCATTGATATTGTAGGTTAGGTTTAGCTTTGCCATTTTTTTACTCCTTAATTGCGTCAGATAGTTCCCTCAATTCGACCAAGATGGTTTTCCCAATAAGCTGGCCCGCGTCGAGCAGATCAAGCCCGAGCGCGGCGCGGAGCGTATACAGTTGTTGATGCCCCCTCTTCTCCGTCTCTGGACTAGTGCTGCGGACGGCGATATTCAAGTGGCCCCTGTGCGACGGCGCATCTGGTCCGGCGACATCTACATGTAGGCGTAGCGTGACGTTGACGTCATCGTCACTAACGATTAGTTCCGCCTGCCGTATCGTCGCCAGTACCAAGTGACCTTCTGTCTGCATCGGAATAATCCGCCATTCTTTACACGTCGTCGCCATTATTTCGCCCCCTTGCGCTCGATTTTGAACGACGGCCGCCCGACCTTGGCCGTGATAGCCGATGCCAATGGCGCGGTGATGGATGCGTCCGCGTCTTCCCACTTCGTCTTGTTCAGCTCGGGCTTCCATCGGAACAAAACGTGCAGGTAGTCAAATAGGCCGTGCTCGTGCGCCAGCTCTTGCAGCTTGTCGCCGTCAACCTTTCGGCTGACGGATCCATTGACCTTGACGACGTATTCGCCGGATTCGGTCGTCGTAGTCGATTCGTCGGCGGTGTCCTTGCCGATTAGCTCAGTCAACCGATCCTCAATGGCCCGGCGTCGGTCCGCCGCGTCCCTTTCCGTCTGTTTTTCGTCTAGCCATTGTTGGGCTAGGATCTCTAGTTCGTTTATCATTCCTCTTCTTCCTCAAATAGCGCTATTGAATAGCGCGCTAAACCGCCGTTACTAACTAGCAGTCGATAAGTGCCATAATCGGACAGATACAATTTAGCTGCCCCTAGATCTACGATAATTAGATCTACCTCGTCGAATGTATCATCAGGATTGTGCTCTTGATAGCTTGGGTCCGCCCTGGGATCCCACTCAAGCGTATCTATCGTCTGAGCGATTTTTTCTCGCGCTGTCGAGCAGACTAGATCCCAATGTCGCTCGAGCATCCCGATAAGCTCCATTGCATTCCTGTACAGCATCCGCGTAGGCGATATATCGTACTCCAGTATGCCTAGCCGGCGCATCACTTCATAGTGTCGTCGCCACATATAGATTTTGTCTCGTAGATGGCTCGCTTCAATCTCCATCCCATCGCAGTCAAAGACTGCCTGTCCGCTCCGGAGCGCTATTTTTACCTCCTCGTGGACCGTGTCCGGTAGGTAGGTAGATAGTGCTAGCGCTACCTGCTGCCACTTTGTTAATTTTACGGTGAGTTCCATTTCTTCAGGTTTCATCTTTTCCCCCTCTTTAAATTTGCATGTCAGTTAGCGTTGTGCATTTTCATGCTTGCCCCCCCCTGTCCGCCATTATTTTGGCGATTACGGCGCCCAAATCCGGCCCTTCATACATATCGAGCTTACCTGACCGGTCCTTAGCGGACCACAGCCCGTCAGGCGCACATTGAAGGGCCCGCTGGATGGTGCCCTCGGCGTCCCGCTCGATGCGCATTGCTAGGACCTCATCGAAGAAAAACGGCAGCTCTTGAGACAACCGCTTGCCAGGCATCGATGGGCCGTACAATATCCGGCCCTGCTCATCCTGGACCTTTTCAAGTTTGGCCGTCATCAGCACATGGCGGCCTGACAGGTCCCGAAACGCCCTGATTAATTGGGCCATTTTTTCATTGGTTTCGCCGTATGCTGCCCGGCCGTCTTTCGAAATGGCCTTCTCACCGGACAGACAGACCTCGGCGATTTCACTGATGCTATCAAGCGTTACCGATTCAAACGCTTTGCCCTCCTCGCTCTCCGTCAGCCACTCGTAGGCCTCCCCCAGGGTCGTCATCGAGTCGATCTCGATATAGGGGATATCGTGCCCCTGGAGCGACAATAGCCCCGCCTCGGCCGACAGGATGACGGGACTGGGTAGAGTACTGATCAGCGTAGTCTTACCAGCGCCCGCTTCACCGTAGACTAGCATTTTGACTCCCTGCGCATGCACCTGACTAGTGCGCCTTAGATTAATTGCCATGTTTGACCTCCGTTTTGTATGCCCAGGCCACCCGTCGCCCCGTGCAGTCGGTGACCATGGATTGAAGAATAATCAAGCAAAAAAACAAATGTCAAGCTTTTTTTTCGTTTGTATATCTTTTTTTAGATCATTTCTGTGGCGGCTTTGTGCACTGCGAACAGATCATCATCAACAAAGACAAAGATATCAACGGCTTGCTCGACTAGCAGCCCCTTCGCGAGCAGCCAGCCCAGGGTATGGCTCGGGCTGGATCCCATCGTCGGTGTCGTTTTTTTACGCGCCGTAGACTCGGCGATCCCTGCGCCGCCGTTTTCGGGCGTCCGTGTCAGCCAATTGCGCCACTCGTAGGTGGTGATGACCGGTCGGTCTCCCAGATATCGAGCACCGCAGGCCCGCCATGCTCGGGCGAATTCATGGACCGCCCGCTTGATCTGCGCGTCCTCTTTACTCTCACTTTCGCCAAGCCAGTTAACGATGGCGCCATATACGGGCTCGCCGTCTTCGTCGACCCAGCCATCGATTTCGACTTTTTGCAGCTCGAACCGCTGTGACGGTGCAAGCTCGGCGTCTTTCATTTTGTGCATTACGAGCGTCTTTTTGTCGCCGTTGACGGTAATACCCATCTCAACATCGAGAGCACCACGCCATGCGCTAGATCCTCTGGCGCGATTTTGAGCATTCTCGCCGTGTCCCGTGTGATGTAGCAGCATCACCGCGGTCAGAAGCTCGCGCTTGATCGCGTCGCATGCGTCTATCATTGTTTTTGTGTCTTCGGCGGAATTCTCGTCGCCGGTCATGAACCGGTGGAGCGTATCGACTATCACCAAGATGATATCGTGTGTCTGTGCTACACGACGCAGATACTGCATCGCGTGCAGCCAGCCATCGGGCGTATTCAGATTGCATCCGGATTTACTGACGAAAATATTGGCATCTTGAACGCCCCGTTGTTGCATCCATGCGGCGACTCTGGACCTAAGCCCATAGTTGCCCTCGCCGGCCAGGTACACCACCGCACCGGGCTTGGTGGCACGCCCTTGCCAGGCGTTGCCGGTGGCAATGTGCATGGCTAAATCCAGCATAACGAAGGTTTTTCCGGATCCTGACGGGCCGTGCAGCATGCCCAGGCACTGCTCGGGCATCCAGCCCTTAATGATCCATTTGATAGGGGCCGGTTGCGTCAACCAGTCTGAAGTAACCTTAACTAGCCAATCGTCGGGTTCCTTGGCCAAAATATCGGTTAGGGCATTACCCGCCTGGACCCAGTCGTTAGCGTCCATCCCGACCACCGGTGGCATGACATATGTGGCACCGTACTTGGCGCACGCTTGATCGGCGTACCTGCGACCAATGCCCCCAACGTCGTTATCTGCGATGATGACGACAGGTAGACCGTGCCTAACCGCCTGCTCAGTGGCCGCAGGTAGGTTAGATGCCGAATAGGCAACGACACAGGGCTCCCCGGTCTGCTCATGTACCGTTGCCGCAGTGGCGTAACCCTCGGCTATGTACAGCGTTTTAGCCCCCGATATGCTGCCCAGGGTCCACGTTGCGCCCCCGGTTTGGCCGCTCTGGTGATAGCGCTTGGTGCCGTCGTGGCTAATATACTGCAGACTCATTAGCTCGCCAGCAGGCCCATATAGCGGCGATATTAGACGCCCGTCTCCAGTGATCTTAAGCCCGTGGGATTTGACGCCTTTTTTTACTAGGTATGGGTGCTCGTCGGTCGCATCCTGGGCGCCCGTCCAGATGTCGGCTACCACATCAGCCGTCGCCATCTGCAGCTTGGCCCGGGCCTCGTCACGCAGCCGCCGGATCTCGGCTACCCGGGACGCCTGAAGCATCTGTTCAGCCGGTGTCAGGTCCCGGCCGATATCGGCTCTCCAGGACTTCTCGATGCCGGCCCGCCAGCAGCCAAATGCTCCGGCAGGGGTGGCGTCGCTATAGCCGACGTACCAGCCTGT